CTGAACTTTTACTGCAACATAACAAGCACCCCCACCGATGTTTGGTTTATAAGTGCCATCGGTAAAGAAATCACTTGTCAGTTGTTGTTGTACAATCTTATGTACATCAATCCACGCCCTTCCGCTACCGAATTGGTCGGGAAATTTCTGAATGGTTGCATTTGGGTTCGCTGGGATGGTGGTTGTACCACTCCACGCAAATACTTTAAATTCATAATAGAATCCTGCACTTGCATAAAGGCTATCATAAGCCTGATATATCATTGAGGATAATGCCCCAACTCTTCCGCTTGGTTGTTCGTTAAAGTTCATTTCTTAAATTGTTTTGTATGTCTTTTTTTACTGCTGCTGCAATCTCATCTCTATACTTTGCAAGTGTTGCCCTTCGGGGCATCTTAATGAAATCAAATGGCTCAATACCAAAGTGCTTAATTTTTCGGTTCATCATAAATAACATTGCCCTTCGGTTTTCTTCGGAGTTCTTGATAAACTGCCCAGTCTTAATGTTTCGGGGCTTGATGTTTTTCATCTTTGCCCAATTTTTAATTTTATCCGTTGGAATACCTTTTCCGCCTTTGTACTTACCTTCGGGCTGCCTTCCGTTGATAATCGCTTGTCCGTACCAATCCATCTGCACACCAAATTCCAACCCTTTGGAATATCCTTGTAATGAACGCACCAAGTTACCTGATGCAACATAGTTTGAACGGATGGTTGTCTTTCTCACGCTTACGGGCTGCCATCCATTACCAACCTTTTTCCAAGTTGCACGAATAGCCATCCGTGGGCGTTTGGCTTGGAGTTCAAGTTTGGCTTGGGATGCGAAAAAGTCCGATGCCCTTTCAACAACCGCCTCGGTTAATTTATACTTCATTGTAACAATCCGTTACCCAAGGTGATTGAACATCCATATTGATGGTAATGTTGTACCCAGCCAAGACATCTTTGTCAGCCTCAATGAATGGCACAAATGCAATTGGTTTCTGAATCATAATTGATTGATTGTACTGCATTTCTTTTTCCCTTAATTTCAAACTGAACTTCACATATAGGTCCTGTAAAATGTGAGCATAGTTTTGATTCTCGGTATATCCTTGCTCGGAATATAAAGTAATCAAAGATTCCTGTTCATTCTCACCTTTCAAAAAGTTCACAATGTCCGCAATAATCACATTCATCTGAATGGTGCTTACATAATCGTTTAATTGAACCGTTTGAATTGTTAAGTGGGTTAACGGATAAACCGTAACCGCCTTGAATCCCATCTCGGTCAAATTTCCGTGAGAATAGTTCCACCCTAATTCCTGTGATATCTCTTGAACAATGGCGAATGCCGTGCCTATGTTATTATTCATCGTTTTGTTTTATTAATAATTTGTCTTTCCAATGTTGCCAAGTCGCTCTTGTAAGCCGCCCACATCGCATTGGTGTGTATGGGGAGTTTGCTAACTGCGTCAAATTTTGTGACATCTCCGTCAGTGAGGAGATGTATGAATCCCATCCACCCCCATTTTTTGTTGAACTGGTGTTCATCAGTTTTTCCCTCTGACTCTCCGAAAATTTCAGGATATAACTCATTAAATCGTTTCCTAAACTCCAAAAAAAAACCAGCGATCCGAATGCAATGTCACTTGGCATTTGTTTAAAACTCTCGTTTAACTTTCCCTGATAAGGCTCAATTAAGTATCGGTTGTTTTGCCCTTGTGTAACGATGGGGCGATATAGCACCGACATCATTTTCCAAAGTGCCATTCCTTCTTTCTGATAGGAATCAAGGTCAACAAATTCACCCGTACTGATTTCATCCAAGTTAGGGATAAATCCGTATTCCACACCCTCATAAGTGAACCTGTGTTGAAATCTTGGTTTTTCATCCAAACACTTGGTAATTAAATCCAAGGCGTGGTTTAAAATCTTCAATGGTAATTTACTCACCTCTGATAAAGAGATATTACAAAAGATTGCAACCGCATTCAATGCCCTTTCCTCCGCATCCATTTTTAGGGATTCGTATTCTTGCATCTGATAAAGAGGGATTTCTGACAATTTGGTTGGTATGGTTATTTCCATCATATAATTAACGATTGATTTTGTGTATGTTTTTAGCCGAAAAATCCAATTTTGTTATGATTTGAGTATAGGTAGCCCTATCCCGTGAAATAGAGCAACTGACCTTTTGAAAATATCAATCAAAAATAAGCCAATCTTATAATTTTGGTTTTCGACCTCCATTAAATGCCCTTTCTCAAAGGTATCGGGTTAAAAAATCCCGAAGCCAGTTGAACAATTCCTCCCGCAACCCCTATTCTTATGCGTTTACACCTCATTCGGTGGGGGGTTATAGGTCACTTGTGGTTTTTCCCTTTCGGGTTTCACGGACTATGTTGACGGCTATTGTTCAGAGCATAGATTTTTTACAAGTGTTTCAACCAACATTTTAGCAAAACAACGGCTTTTAACGGCTAATTTTGGTAAGGTTCAGCCCCGACAACCTCCGATGGTCACTTTTTGCCAAAAAAAATGCCCGAATCAATCATACCAGAGGTCGAGTTGGCATAATCAAAACGGGCAAAAAATCTTTACGTTACTCTCGACTGTAACCGAACAAAGCAAATATACGATTTAATACTGAAAATAACAATATTATTCTTGTAGTCAGGACAGGATTCGAACCTGTAAGTGGTATATCCAATTAATTGAGTTCCACTATCTCAATGTATTTAGGATATGCGTCTACCAATTCCGCCACCTGACTATGTTTATTTAAACGTGCGGTGGTTTATCCCACCCGATTAATTTTATTATTTCATCAACACTTTCTTTAACTTCTACTGTGCCTTTATCGTAAATTGATACTTTTGTTAAACATTTATCACTACCATCAATGCAAGTTACTGCAACATCCTGAACGTATATTGGTTGTCCATTGGATAATGTTAGTTTTACTAAATTCATTGTTTCTGTTTTTCAAATATACAATATAATTACCTAACGTCATAAGTTCCGAAATTCTTTTTTAACCCAAGTGATTCCATTTCAAAGTACCTCCACGCATCAATGATGTGGTCATCACCTACGGGAATAGGTAAGGTTTTCCCATCCTTACCCTTGTCCCAGCAATACCCACGCAATTCTTTTATGAGGTTCGTGGAATCTTTGGTTATCATATAGTTTTGCCCTTGCATCACCTGAATACCGTAATTAATTGAATCCTTACCCTTGGTTACTCCTTTGATACTGATTCCAAATCTGCGTATTTCTTCGATTGATTTAGGTTCAGCAGAATCCGCATACACGGGTACTCCCTTTGGTAAAACTTTGGCAATGTCGGAATTTAGCATCCCCGTTCGGTAACAAATTTCTTTTATTATTCTTTGGTCGTTGTATTGGTATACCTCAACGATGGCAGTCGGGTCAACTGAATAACCAAAGTCAACACCGCAACCCAATAATCTTGCATCGCTTGGGATGGTGTCAATTAGTTGGTAGTTTGAGAATATAACCCCTTCAAGGTTACCGATTTGACCAAGCCCATAAACTCTAAACCAATTTGCCCAATAACTACTCGTTTCACCTTTCTCACGGGCTTTTTCTATCTCTGCAACGATTGACGGGTCTAAGGCTTCGTTATCTTTATAAGTTAAGATAATCATTTCAGAATCATTATCACCAATCAACTCCGTATCAACCCAAAATTCAGTTACTGGGTTGTAATCAAGGTATATAAACTTTCGGGTACGAATGGCAAGTTGGTAATAAGATTCCCAATCTACGTTATTGCACTCGTTTATAAACAACACATCACGCCTCGCACCCCTTAATTTATCAGGTTGGTCAGCGGAGAAAAACTCAATAAAACTATTGTTGGAAAAAGTATAGGTCAAAGATGATTTATTCCATTTGTTGGGATCGTACATCCCCACCATCTGCATAATTTTAAGAAAATCACGGATAGCACCACGCCTCAAATGTGGGATGGATTCCGATACGATACTTATTTCGGTGTTATCTTTCTGCACCGCATATGTTATGAGCATCGGAATAATGCTGAATGTCTTGGAACTGGATGTGCCTCCACGCACAATGCGAACCCTTTTTTTGAGTTGGGCAATCTTATTTTGTGCGGTGGTCTTTTGTAGCATTATTTCACATCCAAATCAATCCCATTGAAGATAGGCTTTTCAAAATCCTCATTAACCTGATGTTGCATTGATAGTTTCCTCAACTCTTCATCAGTAGAAACTAACTTCATCAACGCCAATTGCAAGGTTGGGTTTTCTGACCTGAACCATTTAGAACGCATTGATACTTTAAGGTTTGTCTTGACTTGCGTCAAAGCCGTTTTAATACTGTCTAATTTGTCCAATTCAAGGTTGTAAAATGTTGCCCTTGAACAAGGTAGGTAAGCGACAATATCATCAATAAAAAATAACTTGTGTTTATGAATGACCTCCAACGAAAGTGATTCAAGTTCCTCTTTATTATAAGCCATAAATTAAACTTATTCTTTTTTGGTTAATGGTTTCAATGTTGTGGTGTTCAAGACAATACTTGTAATTCTTCTCACCTAACTCCTTTCGGTTTTTAATCACCTCCCCGATTATTGACCAGTCATTATTCTTGACAAAAGTTACCCCTTCATTATCTCGGTGGTTGGTGTATGGTTCAACTTCACTTACAAGGATAGGTAATTTATAGGCAGCCGCCTCAACAATCTTTAATTCTGATTTGTGTTTGTTAAAATGGGTTTCAGTCAATGGGGCTAAAACTATATCAATGTGGGAATAATACTTACCGTAGTTCAATACACTTGTAACCTCACCCACCCAAAACCAATCAGGTCGCTGACGGCTTCCTGTAATTTGGTATTCCATCTCTGCGGAATTTGGATCGGTTGAATTGTAACCGCAAAATAAAAACCTTGCGTTATACTTCTCACAAATATCCCCTATCTGCCCACGCAGTAACTTGACATCTTCCAAGTGCGAAAACCCTCCAACGTAACCGATGGTTAAAGGATGGTCATTCTTTTCTAACCATTGGTTTTCATTGTGG